TGTTTGCCCTATTTGACGTGCTTCTGTAGTAGGATGAGCTATTCTAAAAGTGCTGTCTTGGTGTCCTGCCAGCGACTTTCTAATAGTTCTGACATTTTGGTTTCTCCTTAATTAATTTAAACCTGCAAGACGACGAAGTTCGAATACGTTCTCGTCTGTTGCTTTTGTATTTTGCGAAACTTCTTCGCGATTGCCTGTTACTTGTGTGCCTTCGGTTAGTGGTGCCTTCTGCTTTGCTGGTGACCTACTATCAATTACTGATGGTAGATACTTATCAAACGCCGATCTTAATTTGACTGTTTGAACTGATTCCAGTAAATCTAACATAATCTCTTTCTGTGCGCTATTAAGCGGCCCAGTTAGATCATTAATAATATCTTTGCGGTTAGCTGACTCAACTAATTGTTTTCTTTCAAATTCCTTTGATTCAATTAATTTAGTAGCTTTTACTGTTAGTGCTTTTGCTTCTGCAAGCTGTTTGTCTTTAAGACCTACAACTTTCATTAACTTAGCAACTTCAGATTTTTCGTTTAGATAGCTTGTAGAGTACTCGTTAGCAAATGCTTCGAATAATCTACGCCCAAAATCGTTTTGACGTGCTGCTTCGATGTCTTCTTTGAGAGATACCATTTCGGATTTAAGTCCTTTAGTAACTGTCTCTGAAACCATCTTAGCTGAACGCTGTACAAAACTCTTTTGAACTTCTGCAAATTTGCTTTTTGCTTCTCTGACAAGTTTGACCTTTGTTTCTGCAAGGTCTTTCTTATCTTCGTAAAATTCTGCAATTTCTTTAGATAGTGATTCTATAACGAATTCTTCAAGTTTGCCGAACTTGGCGGCCATAACTTTCTGATCTTCGTGCAGTTCTGAAACTTCTTTTGCTAGTGAACGTGTAACAAACTTTTGCATTAACGTTGCGTTTTCACGCATTGCTACTGCATACTTTGCTTTCGCTTCAGCTAGTTGTTTGCGATCGTCTGCAAACTCAGCAATTTCTTCTGCAAGACGCTCGGAAATCATTGTATCAATAGCTTCAACCATAGTTGACTTGTCGTGTTCGTATTTTTTAGCGAACTCTTCACGTAACTCAGCAGTTGCCTGCATTTTGTTTTCTTTGATTTTCTGATCCCAGGCTTCTTCGATAGAGACACGTACTTCTTCCGAAACAACATCGTTTTCAAATAAAGTTTTTAGTGCATCCAACATAATAGTTCTCCTTTTATTGGAGTCTGTTGATTATATTAATCAACGATTCTTTTAAAAATTTCTGTGCCTTTGTGTCGTGTTTTGTTGCCTGTGCTAGTTCATATGCCTTCATTCCCCCACGTGCATTCATAAGATGTTCATAAATTGGTGTAGGATATGCACCAGGGGCGCTAGGCTGAGCCACAACGTCCACAGTGATTATTTCGAAGTCGGCAACGCTACCGCTGCCGTCTACTTCGCCACTACCTCTCGATGAAACACCAAGTTTAACGCCGTTTTCCAACATTGTTTTAACTAGCTGCCCCATCGGAGTTGGTAGTATTTTTAATTTACCATAACCGTTAGCGTCTTCCATCCACATTTCTGAAATCATGTGAGACACGCGGTCTAAGTTAATATTAAGTCCTTCTGGATGATCTACTTCGCCGAGAACACTGTACCCGCCAGTGATTTGTTCATTGAGAGTTTTGACAGCCCTGCCAATTTCATTCACAGGATATACACGCTGGTTCGCATTGCGTACACCACCTTGAATACAAATGCCCTTCATATAAAGGTCTTTGCCTTCGTTAGCAGACTCAACGACCAATCTTGCTTGGTCAAACGTCAAATGCTCTCGTAAGTTTAACATTCAGTCTTCCTTATTTGCCGATTACTGGTTTTGAATCGGTGCTTCCTTCACCTGCGCCTTTTTTCTCAGCGCCGTGACCTTTTGGCTGAGCTTTCATTGATTTGCTCGCCTTTCCACCTGGAACATTTACGTTACCTAGTGAATCTTCTTTTGCGTTTTGGCCTTGTACAGCAGCACCTTGTAGGTTGCCTTTGTTAGCTTCTACGCCTTTTTCATCTTTACTTTGGTTAAGATTTGACGCTGTGCCGCCCATGTCGTTTTTACCTGCAACAGCTGACTTATTGTTTACACCGTTGTCACCCATTTTTGCAGTTACTTTTTCAACATACTCACGCATTGTTTCTGTTTCTGACTTGTCTTCATCAGCAGCTTCTTCAACTTCGTCTTCATCATCATCTTCATCAGTTGATTCAAACTCATATGATTCTTCTTCTGCATCATCTGCTTCGTCGTCCATGCCCATGTCGTCCATGTCCATGTCATCTTCGCCTGCGTCATCACCTGACATCATTGCTTCAAATTCTGCTTTTAGTTCGTCTAGGGCATCTTCTAAGTCAACTACGCGATCTTCAATTTCGCCTTCGTCTTCATCATCGTCCATAGCGTCCATGTCAACATCCATTGCCATGTCGTCTTCAGCATCGCCGCCCATCATTGGATCTGCGTCATCGTCGCCTTCAACTTCGAACTCGTCTAGATCAAAATTTTCGTCTAGCTCTTCGTCATCTGCTTCGTCTAGATCTTCATCATCAGACTCTTCTACTTCTTCGTCAGTAGTTTCTTCTAGATCATCTTCTTCGTCTTCAAGAAGTGATTCATAAATATCTCTTGATTTTTCTACCACAATCTCGTGGAATAATGCTTCTGCACCTTCTTTGTCTTCATTGACAAGACGCTCTAGCATTTCTTCAAATTTCTTTAAATCTGCCATTTTTATCTCCTATTAAATGTTTACCTATGGTAAGGCTGTCATTTGTATTTACATTTTATACAGAAATGTACGTAGATATAGGCTCAAAACGGCCCGTTTTAGAAATATCAAGGAAAATAGAACATTTCCATGAAGTCTTTAACAGTTATATGCTTCAAATTACTATACCTATTTAGTTCATTGGGCACAAAGTAATCAGGTAATATTACTCTATAAAACACTGTACTTGGATTTTGTTTAAGAATAGTACAAGTCTGCTTAACCCAGTTTCCGTAGTATGTAGCAGTATCCGTTGTACGTTTGTAATTTGGGGTGCCTGCATACATATTATTTACTATCTTTTGTTTTCCGTTGTCGATTCCAGTATAATCAAATCCTAATATAAAGATTTTTTTAAATCTAGGAGTATGCTGTGTGGCAAAATCAAGAGCAGTTGGACCGCTACTCCATCCTTTACTAGGTTGAAAATAATTAAATCCGGTGTAATTTCTATATGCTTTATTAGAGTTTGTCCATACTTGATGATTATTTTGCCAACCTGTTTGATTAATCTCATTAATCATCTTAACATCGACTGCAATTAAATAATCTGGCTCAAATTCTCTATACATTGCATTACAAGCATATACTTTTCCGTACTGTTTAATATGATTTAAATCAATACCTTTTCTAGAAGTGCCATTACCAATTACAAATCCATATTCGTTATATGTATGATCAGTAAGTTTCTGTTGTTCGTGAGAAATTGCTGTAGTAGTTTCGGCTTTAATCTGCTCTATAGCTTTTTGCCGTCTACGTTCTTCTAATAATTTTTTTATTTGTGGTTTTGTATATAGAGACTTATCTATTTTTGTCATTTACACCACGCCGGCTTCAGCTTGTGCTGCAATACCATACATTTGTCTAACGAAATTTAATTCTTCAACTTTTTCTCTAGTATGCGTTTCAGCTGCTTTGCGGGCGCGATTAATTTGCTTTAAGGTTAGTCTAGTTTTACGAGTGTCATTTAGGTCTACAATAGAATCATCATACGCAGGGTCATACCTATCGTCTTCACTTGCTAAAAGCGTTTCTTTGTCGTAATAAAAAAATTCTCGTAATAACATATTGTATTTATACCTTAGATAGTCTGTTCTGTCGGTGCTGCGCCTGCCGGTGCTGCTGTTCCAGCAGTAACAGTGTCTGGAGGTGTTGCATCCCCGCCATCTTCTCCGCCTTCTGCGGGTAATTCATCTTCAGCGGCGCCTAAGTCTGCACTCATACCAGCTGAACTAATTCCTGCTCCGCGCATTTCTGCTGCTGCATCTGCTGGAATTGGACTTAGCATTTCGTCATTTTCTTCTCGCCATAATCTTTCGTTCTCAGCAATCTCTTCAGCACTCATTCCTAAGAAGCGAGACATTGCAAAACGGTTTGAAATATACGGAATAGCACTCATTTGTGTGTATGTTGGTACACGAGCATTGTCTAATTCAGATTGTCTATATGCAGCAAAGTTTTGCGGTGCTTCAAACTCTAAATCAAACATATTAGTATCAATGTTTACACCTTGCTCTAATAAGTATCTTTTAAATTCTTGATTTAACGGCTCAATTACTAATCCTTGTAGACGTTCGCAGTATGTGTTAAATCTTAGTTCTTGAATGTAAGCAGTTCCAACTCGTCCATCGTTGTAAGAGCTTGCTCCATCATCAGCGCCCGTAGGCAAATAGCTGGAAGGAATTCGTAAGCCGCGTACGAGCTTATTAGTAAAATATCTAAGGTCATCAATTTCGCCTAAGTTA